TCCATGATTTCTGGTGTGAGGACTTTCCATTCAACACCAACAGCTTGTATTTCCATGGGCAGCGGTGGGTGGTACATGGGTGCAGGTAACGCAATAGTATTTACTTCAACAGGTTTAGTTGGTAATAGCGAACAACTAGTTATAAAGAAGAATGAGCTTAGTAGAACTAAATGGAAGGGTTTATTCATTTGAGGGGGTTTCCTTCTGGACCGAAGTTAGGTCTACTAAGTCATCCATGACTTGTTTACTGCCTTTATTAACAATCTTTTCTATTAATCCTGGTTTGTTTAACGCAAGGTTATCTAAATCGTGCTTAGCAAATGTTTGTCTTAATTTATTGACCTCACGGAGAGCGTCTTGTTTTTGAGTTTCCAACTTACCGAGGTCCGCGGATAGTTGTTCTTGTTTAGCTAGGTATTGTTTAATTGAATCATTTTGCTCGGTTATTTTACCTTCTAAAAGCATTTGATTGGCTTTAGACTGAGATAATTGGTCGAACAGGTATTTCGAACCTGCCAAAGAAGCTACCAATAGGACTCCGAGAACCATGCTTATTTTATATCCCATCACAAAAGTATAATCGTAAAAATTTTTTTCGCAAAATTTTTTTGACTAGGGACTTATTTGAAAACTACATGCAAAAGCGGATGCAAGTCCAGGGGCGGGCGGGTGGGACCCGCGAGCACGCGAAAAAGGGGGGAATGGGGGTCTGATTTCGAGAATAAGGGAGTGGAGTAGAGTCCGCGAACAGCGGAGCAAGAGAGACTTACAAGCAAAGAAAAGCCCACTGGAATCAGCGGGCTCAGAGGTCAGTCGAGATTACTCGACTGTGATGAACTCAGACTTGATTAGCCTGTTCTTGTAGAACTGCCATATCTTTGCTGGAGTCTGGACTGTGTTAAACTCAGCAACCTTGTCTAATGCAGAGTTAAGACCAGATGCGTCAGTCCCTATTAAGTCCTCAACAGTTAAGCTGTTATTATCAGCAGTAGCAAGTGCGGATATGATGCACTGTGCTTGATGAGGTAATGTATTAGCACCATCAACTTTGTTCAAAGTGATAGTAGAAGTCTTGTCAAATCTTCTGCCATTACCTTGCACTTTAAATGAAGTGAAGTTATTAGTTGCTTTCTTTTCTATAGTTTTGTTTTTCATAGTATTTCTCCTTTCTTGAAAAACCGCCCAGCTTAATTGCTGAACTTACATATCATTATACTACTTTACTTTAAGAATACAACCATTTAGAGAAACTAATTTACTTTTATTTTATGCACTAATAATGGACAGATAACAACGGACAACGAACATTGGACGAAGAGACGAAGAGACGAACTGAAGAAGAGAACAGTACATGGGTAGGGGAATGTAGTGAAGGTGTAGAGTAGAGTAGAGTGAGTGATAGAGTAGAGTAGAGTGATTGGGCTCAATCAATCTTTAGCGGAAAACTCTCCCTCAATCACGTTAGACTCGCTTGCTCGCTTGTTGATTAGCTGTTCAAGTCGAGTGAGTATGTCGTCCTTGGACATCATATCGATTTTCGCGGTTAGTATCTCGCGTCTATCAATGTAGAGTCCGCCTGCCTTCCCTCGATGAACCTCGGCTGTGATGGCTGCGGATATCTGACCTTGGTCTTTTGCCTCTTCTCGTAGGTCGTGTAGAGTTGACAAATGATTCTCTAGAGAAACTGCGTCCCTCTCTGAGGCTGCGATTTCCAAGTCGATGAGGTAGTTTCGTACAACTGGGTTATGATTTAGTAGAACACTTCCCTGTGTCTTAGCACCCTTCCTGTCCTTTGTATACCCTGCTTTAATCGCTGCTTCTGTAGCTGTTTGACCTTTCAAATACTCTTTACAAAATAGTTTTTGTTTTGAGTTGAGCGGTTGCCATATCTTACCCTTGTCATCAACATAGGCTTTACCATCTTCTGTCGGAACTAATGATGTATATGTTAGTTGTTTCATTGTGTCTCCTAGACTTAGCAAATGATATTACAATAATATTATATATTTATCATATTATAAACTTTTTCTCATGCCCTCTAGGTATCTTACCACTCATTTGTAATAGACTAATAGAAATCTATTACTTTTGCTATTACTAACAATCCTCTAACCAAGAGCCTTGTAGCTTGATTCTATTAGTATATTAGTGATATTAGCCAATGTAGAGAACTTTTTTCAAAAACTTTTTTATTTTACAGAATAACAATACACATAGAATAATAGGGCAATAAAAAACCCCGCACGAAGCGAGGTCAAAGAACCCTTCATTTATAAGGAGCATTTATGGAGAAGAATTCTTTATTTGTTTTTCTTTATTGATTGCGTCATAAATATAACTAAGTTCATAATCTCGTTTAGCTTTGAGCTTATCTATTTTAGTTTCAAACTTCTCGTAGACCGAGTCGTATAGTTTATTTAATCGTAGCAGTTCTTCACTCATAAATCACCACCATGTTTGCATAACGGCACGACGCTCTGAAGCAACACGGAGCAGCCTTTCGAGGTCACATATCTCCTTCCATGTATACTCGTTTTCGTAATATGACGTAGTCGTTTTATAAACTACATCATCATCGTTAAGCACTGTCCCATCACCCTCGGCATCTAATAACAAATCAGTCATCAAATCACCTAGAGCATGAGCCTGTTCTTTTAGTTCATCGGTCAGCACAACGTAGTCATCTTCTTCTTGTTTATGCCAAATACCTCCGTCGTGTTGCATAAGTTCATCTATCAAAGGTTCGTAGACCTTGCCCCTAAAAGAGCCGTCGCTACCACCACCGCTCAACATACCTCCACACAAGTTGATATCTTTCAAACGTTCGTCATCTTCGTGAGTAAATGATTTATCACGGTCGTTCGCGTGTACTATATAACAATCAAGACCCATCATTCACCACCTTCGACTTCATCCAGTCGGTCACAATAGACATAGCCTCGCGTCTCGGAACATCAAAATGTTTTGTAAGTTCTGCGGGTGCTCCATACATATTCACACTACCTAGTTCTTGCATAGTGTCCAGTATTTCGAAATAATATTCGCGGTCATTAGTTAGTTGTTCTCTAGCCATATTACCCCTCCATCGTTGCGATACGTGCGGGTATCACAACCATCATATTACAATTATCACAACACCTACCATCTTGCACTGGTAAAGCATTGTTGCCACCTTCCCACACAACCTCACCGCTGTCATTTCTCAGCGGCTCGATATGACCGTCGCAAATACAACACTTGCGGTCATCTAATTTCGTCACATTATTCATAAATTTCTCCTTTCTTATTTATTACTAAGTATATTATAGCTAAGAACAAGCTGACTATATACCAGCATACTTACCGCCCAATAGTCTTAGTATCATTAATAGTTATATATTGATACGCACCTTTATTGTAAGCAGGTGCACTTTGCTTTTTGCGAATCTCCGCTAACTTGTTGGCTGCGGCTTCTCCACATACCAAACAAGTCACATAACCTAAGGACAATCTGCCCTCAGGTATTGGTTCGTAACATAAATTACACTTAGAAGTTAGCATTTTCAAAATACTTATCTATAGTGAGATGTTGATAGTCGAACTCGTCAGGTTCTTCTCTGTTATCGAGTTTTTCAGCATTTTTTATAATATGCTGAATATTGTCAAAAGTGCTCCAGTCGGGCTTTAACGTATCGATTCTATTTTGGTCGAGCATAATAGCTAGTGGTGTAAAGGTATCACCCTCGACAGCATCACCTGTTGTCAGACCTAAAATTAATGCGGGACTGCCGTTATCGTAAGCAGTCGCTAAGACCAACCCGTCAGGGTATTTCTTAATCATTTGCATTTTTTCGTATACTTTTTGAAGTGTAGGTTTACTCATATATTTCTCCTTTCTAATAGTTTGATTAACGTACCTTTATATTATATAAAAGAGCAACGCCAATGTACCCTAGCTATCGAAGTCGCCATCCTTTTTGAACAAGCCATTTTCGAGTTTACCACTACGGTCTTTTATTTCGTCCCATGCGGCGTCCATACACTCTTCTAGAGTCATATTACATTGTGCTGCTAATACTATCAAACATACTACGCAGTCCCCAATACCATCGCGGAGTTCATCCATATCGTCGTAAAGTAGAGCTCTAGCAGTTTCGCCTACTTCTTCTAAAAATTTTATCATTTGTTTATCAGGTAATGGTAGAGGACCGTTCTCATCTATAAGTCCGCGTTGTTCTGCCCATTCCTCAACCCTGCTGATAGAACCCCAACGTCCTCCAGCACCTCGTCTAAATGGTAGTTTAGACGTTGCTCGTCCGTGACTTATATGGTTTTGTTGATACCAGATAGTTTTTTCTGTTGCCATGTTTTTTCTCCTTTGACTTCTTTTATTTCAGCCATATAGTTATGTTTTTCAACTTTTTGTTTTATTTCATCTCCTGTTGGAAACGTATCAAATTCTAATACTATGGTCACTTTGTAAATAGACGACATATCCAACCTCCTAGTTTGCGTAAATCGGCGTCTAAACCCTCTAACATCAAACCTATCTCTTTAAATTCTTTTTTCATAAAGTTCCCCTAAATAAATAAAGTAATGCTTGTAATCGCCATTCTGATAAATGACGTAAATGCGGTGGTATTTTATTTCTATCTATATCACCCATCATTTTCCTCCTTTAATTTTTTAAGTTCATCGTACCAATGGTTCTCTATCTGAGCGTGTATAGTTTCCCAACTTATCCCATAATTAGCATCATGGTTATCTTGCATACTATATAAAACTTCCATACAATCATCTTCTGTATATTTTAGTTGCGGAAACCATTCATCTAGTTGGTCTTTGACATCTTCTATTGACCATATAATCGCAATAGAGTTTTCGCTGTTGAAACCGTTGCCGTAGTAATATTTATTCGCCATCTTCCATCTCCCTATCTTTTTTAACTTCTATCATGTGATTAATTATCTCAATTAATAATTTATCAAAATCATCTACGTGGTATTTGTCTAGTAGTTCTTCAATCATTAGTTTACCTCCTGTAAGGGTGCACCCCACTCATCGTGAGGCTCTGCAGGTGCAGGGTCTTCGAAATAATCGTCGCACCATAGTTCAAAAAAGTATTCTACGTCGCTACGTTTGATAGATTGATAGGGCTCGTAAACTCGGTGATAGTCATACATAACTTCGACAACCCAGTCGTATGCCGCAAGTATGTCTTCATCAGTCAGCTGTAGCCAACGCGTTAAACTGCTGATATGCGGTAGAGTTTGTTTCTTAATCTCGTTTAGGCTCAGCATTGAACACCTCCTGAGTTGGTATAATGCCAGAAACAGCATTCATCACGTTTTTCTCGTTTTCAGCAATAGCGACTCTGCCTTCTAGTTCTTTTATACGTTTAGCTAGAAACTCATTAGCTTCCATCTGACCGTGCATAAACTCCTGAACACTACGCTGTGTTTGGATAATAGTTTCAATAGAATCAACTATCTTAACTAAGTTTTCTTCTAGGTTTTTCATATATTTCTCCTTTCTTATGAAATAGGTGTGTGGCTATTGCGTGATGGTTTCTAGCACTTATTCGCATTTTATCTCAGACCGACCTCTACGCGAACGCAGTCAGGATTTACAGAGCTCATTTGTAGCCACACGTGAGAGTCTAGTAGTTTAACGTCACTTCTCGGGATAACTCTCTCGCACCCGATGGCTGACTCAGTGTGGTTGTAGTATTTAACAAGTCTCATTTAACTGACCTCGTGAATTTTGTCAGCACCACACTTGTGCCTGATAAAGATAAACTATAAAAACCTTTATCGGGACTCGTAAAATCGTTCTTGTATAGTTTTAACATAAGTAAATTATATAATACAGCATACGATTATAAACCAGTCTTATAATACACGATTAATGGAGCCCCTTGTTAGAGCCAATTTCGTGATAACCCTCGTGATGAGGGTCGTACCAAGATAATGTAGGTTTAATTAATCCTGCTGTCTCAGGTTTGTATTTATGCCAATAATCTAAATATTTTCTAGATATATCGGACAATAGTTCGTTACGAGGTCTGTTATCGTGAGAAAACTCTTCTTCGAACTCCGCTAAATTGGGGCGTTTACCCTCGTCTACCGCAGCATCAATAAAGGTAATCATTTCGATATCTTTATCTGTTAAAGTATTGAAAAAATCAACTAGTCTTGATGTTTCCGCCATTAGTTCTTTAATTTTCATCAGTACATCAACCTCTTAATATTAGTAGCTTCGCCTGCATCACGTAATTTATATACGTTCCAGCCTTTCCACTTTTCGTTTTGTTTTTCGACTTCGGCTTGTGCAGACTCAAACTTGCTATGAGATGTGTGTAACATCCAGTTCTCGCTATGTGGTGTATCAACATTTTGGTATAAAACTCTATACCTCAAGACTCGCTCGTCGTGGTATAGATTACCATCAGAGCCTCGATACATGCCGTCTTCAATTTTTGTATAATTCATAACATTTCTCCTTTCTTTAATAGTTATACCTATAGTTTATATACCATAAAGGGCAAAGTAAACTACTAAAAGAAACCACGCAAAAGCGAGAATTATTTTATCTCGGTCATTCACTTTCATACTCCCATGTTTTTACCTTAGTTATTTCTAAATTGTGTTTATAAACATTCCATCTATCCCACATAATAACTTCAGCATGTTCTTGGTTTTCACAATAATCATCTTCAGAATCTATCTGAACAGTTGTGCTTACTGTTATTTCCCATACTTTATTTTTACTCATCGTTGTCCCCCATCATCTGCTCGATAGCATCATAAACGCCGTTTATAAAGTCTGTTTCTAATGAATAGTGAAACGATGTATCGGCTGTCACGTGCGGATATATCGCTTTAGCTAGGGTAGTCACGTTTGTTGTAAAAGTCGTGCCGTCTTTTTTCTGTATTTCTATTTGCATAGTTTTCTCCTAAAAATAAGGTGCACAAGTTTCCCTATGCACCTAGTAGATTACGCTTTCGCGAAGTAGCCTTCGTCAACAAGTCTTTTTGCATAAAACCTGAAGATTCTAAGCGGGTCTTGACCTGTAGTCAAAGTACCTTTTTTCACAGCTAACGCGACTAAGTCTTGTGCAGTGAAACTAGCTATATCAAGCTCAGTTTTCTTACACTCAACACAAGTAGCAATCAACGCATTCATTTGCGGAGTCTTGCCTTCTGGTGCTTTACCAGTGTACTTGTATAACGTTCTCGCTGAGCCTTTACCACTTTTCATAGGTTTAGGAACAGCATTCACTTTAGCTTTGCTAAGTGGCTTTGCAGCTGCTGCTTTCACAGTAGTTGCTATTGGTGCTCTCTTTTTAGAGGGCGTAGATGTTGCAGTTTGCATATCTTTCTCCTTTCTTTTAGTTAATAAACTCTACCTTGCGGTAGAACCAGTTTCTAGTATGCCTTCGAATAACGCGAAAGTAAACCAGTATAGGATAAGCGTCAATGTAGCTTACCATCAGAAAAACTAACTAGGTCATTTTCCTCTAGATAATTTTTCCAAAACATTAATATTAATGATGGGTCATCTACACCCACCAACTCCTGACAACCTTGGGCTATCATGGTATCGGAGATTAATCGAGCCAGTTCATCGTTGCCTGACTCGAATAACCTTTCCCAAACCATACCTAAGACATCAGCGTCTATTTTGTATTGTTTAGGGTTTTCCATTAAGCAGCCCTCTGTATAGCAAGTTCTAAAGCTTTGCTCTTACGATTGGCTGCGGCACCGAACCATGCACTATGTAGAGCATTGCCTTCAGTTTGCGACTCACGTAAATGGTCTTCTACGTAGGTGACAGCATTCAATGCACCCCACCACGTACCTCTAGCAGACTTCAGGTTTGCACCTGGACTCTCTTCTAAAGCTTCCATTACTAATGAAGGAAACTTGTTCAGCCTATCCTTCAAGGGTTCTTGTATACCTACGGCTTTGCCTTGGGCTCGTAGTTGTTCTTCTAGCCTATACTCAGCAAGCATCGTTGGCTGGTATATTTCACTAACATAATCAAGAACATCTGAATGCTTAGCTTTCGCTTTAGACAAGATAGTAGAGTTGTTTCTAAACTCAGTCATAGCCGATGCAGATAAACCTAATGCTTCTTCTGCAGCTTGTATAACGTCGTCGCCGAACTCTTTTACGTGTGGCATACGGAATGAAGCCGTTCCACCATGCTGTAATGCCATCGTAAGAGTGTTATTACATACAACTCTTATAGGCGTTAGCTTTATGGTCATCGACCTACCAACTATATGCGGTTGATTAATAAGAAGATAACCTTTTATAAGGTCGTCTCCCGCCAGTTCGAAGTCTTCTGAGATTTTAGCTAAACCCCATATTTCTCCGCCATCTTTTAAACTACCTGCGGTTTCCATGGTCATATGACCTGCTTCCGTAAAGCGTTTAAAGAACTTGAACACGTCCTCGTTTTGAATAGGGACGTAGTCTCTACCGCAATGAGATAATATTCTATTATCAGAATCACGAACGATGTGGAAGGTATTCTCCGCTTGGATAAGACCAACGTCGTCGCTCCATTCAGGGGCGTCTAGTGTATAACTAGGACGCTTACTAACTGTCCAGTCTAACTGTGCAGCTTTTTGCATTTCCAATGGGGTGAGGTTAGCGTCAACTTCAACACCTAATCCGTGCCAAGGTTTGTCACCTGCCCAAGCCATTGTTTCTACTTGATGTGCCATATATTTCTCCTTTCTAAGTTAATGACAGTAGCTTAATTACTACTAGGGTCATTATACGTACCAAGGTTAAGAAAGTAAAGCAGTAGTAAGAGCGTCCCAATCGTAGGGTATTGTCAGCGTTAGTAGAGCGTCAGAGTTATAGCCACCTTTTACTAGGTCTTTTATTCCTGTAAGACTGTCAATATGGTAGAGCTTGATTTCGTCATTTTTTCTAGCCATTACAAAAACTTGTCCACCGTTTGATGCACGTTTAGCCAACCAGGAAATTTGCATGGGTCGTAGAGTAAGTTGATTACCTGAATGTATTTCTTTTAGTTCTATCCAGAACTCTTTACCTTTTGCACAACCGTTGACATCAGGAACACCTGCTCCTGTCATTCCTGTTTCAATCCTCTGTAGATGGATATGTGGTAGATTTGTTCTAAGTAGAAGCCAAAGATTCTTTTCTTTAGCCATTTTGTTCTTTTAGTTGTCTAGCTTTCATCGTTGCATAAGCAACATCATGGTGTTCGTTATAAGATTTTATAAATTCTTCGAATCCTGCTATGACCCTTTTATTTTCATGTTCAATACAATCGAGCCTATGTTGTTCGTCGCGTAATTCTACAGCTTCCCATATATCATTATCAATAGGTATATCGTCTAAAGTAAAACGACCATCACCCATTACAAAAGTTTCGTCTTTTTTGATAGAGCTTTCAACTTTTGATAAACTTCTAGGTCCACCGAGTGAGTCAAGTTCTTTATAAATGCCTTTTCTATCTAAACAATTATTTTTCACGGTACATTTTCTACTACAAAATTTTCTTTGTTGTCCTACAAGAGGATTATCGCATCCTGGAAGACTGCATCGTAGGTATGTAACTTTGTCTTTTTTAGCCATATAAATAGGGTAAAGGAGAAAAAAGCGAAAGTAAACTAGTAAATAGAATAAAAAGCTCCTCAGAAACCTCGTTTAGAGCCTAAACACCAGCTAAGCTAAGCTGGGACGTTCTAAGGGCTTTTATATAGTTCTGAAGTAAAACCCTTAACTACTAGCCGTTCGTTTAACCTGTGGAGTCTGGTAAAGCCGATTTTTTAGAAAAACCTAAAAATTTACCGATTACCAATCCCAACCCGTATGAGGGGCAACTTTTTGATTATTTTCAATTAATTTAATCTCGCGTGCTTTTAGCCACTCATCAAAAGCTCTTTTTGTCTGATTGACATCCGAGTAGAGTTGTTTAAATTCTGACCATTTGTTACGTGCAACATGAATACCGTAATAGTAATCACCATCACCTAACTTACAACGTGTAATAATTTGCCACATTCTTTGTTTTGTAAGATTATTAGCTTTGCCTAATTGTTCTAGTGTAATATTTGAGTTATTCCATTCATCATACATATCTCTGTATCTAATGGAGTTTTCTTTTGCTTTTTGTTGAGAGATACCTTTCATCTTTTTATTTCCTTTGTTTCGCCCCATGACATACCTAATTCCTGGTCTACTAGTAGGGGAACAGCAAGTTCAACACAATTCTCCATTATTCTTGTTATCGTGTTCGCTTGTTCTGTGTTCTCTACTGAAATATCAACTTCATCGTGAACCTGTAGGTGAGGAACTATTCCTTCCTCCCAAAGACCTATCATTGCTAACTTAGTCATGTCAGCAGCTGAGCCTTGTATTAGTCTGTTAAGGGCTTTATAAGTGTATGACCTTTTGAGGTCGTCGCCGTATTTTTCTTTAGCCTCGTCTAGAGGCAAAGGTAGAGTCCTTTCGTATCTGCTTTCCCACAGATTGAAACGACAATGCCTACCTGCAAATGTTTTTATATATCCGCGTTCCATCGCTACTCTTGCACATTGGTCTTGTAGAGCACGAATAAAAGGAACGTTAGCATGATACTGTTGAAACAGTTTCTCTGCTTCTGTATCATCGATACCTAATTCGTTAATCAGTTTTTCTTTACCCATTCCGTAACTTAATCCTAGATTAATCGTCTTAGCTTGTTTACGTGGTATATTAGCCATGTCTGCAACTATTTGGTGGAAGTCTGCGTTATCGTCTCTATATTGAGAGACTGCTTTTTCAGCACCGTTTAAGTTCATCTGATTAGCATAGTGAACAGTAAGTCTTGGTTCTTGTTGAGAATAATCGAATACACCCCACTGACAACCCTCTTCTGGAATAAACAACGAACGTATCAGATTACCTATTTCAGGGTCACGTGCAGGAACTTGTTGTAGGTTAGGATTACTATAACTAAACCTGCCGCTGACAGTCCCACCACGGTCGTTACGCATAGGATGAGCTTCTGCATGTATTCTACCGTTAAAAGCGTGTTCCATAATCATCTTATCGATAAAGGTAGTTCTCGCTTTATTTAACTTTCTAGCCCTAACAATTAATTGAGGAAGTTCATGTTCATGTCCTTCTAACCAGTCTTTTTGAAAACTAGCCATGCCTTTTGCTGTTCTCGGAAACCATATCTTGTTCTTTTCGAATATGTTTTGTAGAGAAGCATTAGCCCATAGATTTACATCACTGCCGTACTTCCTTTTTATTTCTACCTGTATCTTTTGTTCTTCGGTAGAAAGTTTCTTACTTACCTGTTCAGCCTTTTCTTCATCTACCCTAACTCCTCTCCATCGCATTTCTAATAGTAGAGGGATTAGTTTAGACTCCATGTCTAATATTTTTTGCAACCCTTGCTCGTCTATCTCTATTTTAAGTTTATTCCAAAGCTTCAATGTTAAAGCAGCGTCTTGTTCGCCATAAGGTCCAACATATTTAGCGTGAAGTTTATACATCTCTGACTTAGGATTGACCCCGTAAGCCAAAGCTGCGTCTTGTAATAAAGACTCGTCTTTCTTTTCATCGCAGTAAAAACTGCCAAGATTATCGAGTGAATAAGAATATCTGTTTTCATTGATAAGAGGAGCAGCAACTATTGTATCGAGTATTCTACCTTTTACAATAATTCCTTCTCTTCTTAACCAACCCACATCGTAGAGTGCGTTATGAAATATAACATCTCTTTTTGTAGAGCTGAGTGTGTTCGTTAACCAACGCAATACCATACCTTCGTCAAGATTACCACCACCCTCGTGACGGATAGGAAAATAACCTTGCCAGTTGTTTGTTGCTATCCCTATGCCTACGACATGACCACGACCTGTAGCCCATCCTGGACCGCAAGTCGTTAAATGAGGGTCATAAGTTTCTAAGTCTACCGCAATAGTTTCTGTCTCAGAAAACTGAGGAAACACGTCTGGGGTAGTCCAAGAACTTTTAGGTTCAAACAAGGTATGCTGTAAAATCATTACTCGCCTATATTATTGGTAGTGATTTTAACTTTACCTGCTTTTGCTTTAGCTATCTTTTTCTTAGCTACAGATGTTTTCTTTTTAGGTGCTTTACCACCAACCCAAGCTTCGTTTACGTCTGGAGTAGATTTATCATCAGCTATGTATGTACCTTTTTTAGTTCTAGCACGTTTAGGTGCTGATTTAATAGGCTTTTCAAACTTATCTAATTCTACCGTAGCTTCTTTTACAGCTTCTTTAATAACTTTAGCTTTCTTTACTTCATCCACTTTTACAACAGGTGGCGGAGTAAAAAATGTTACAAATTTTGACCAAAATCCCATATTAATAGTCTCCTTCTCTATCTTCTTCGACAGAGTAATTTACATCTTCAGCTTCTTCTACATCAGAACCTGTATCTGTATTTGTTAATATATATTCCTCTACTAATAGAAGATACCTACGCAAGTCTCTGATGTCGTCTAGTAGACCTGCTTCGCCTTTATAGACCTCACCTGCTTCGAAGACATCCCATCCGTGCTTTTGCGACTGATGTTCTATCCTATCGAACTTACGTGCCAACATCATAAAGGCACCTACACCTCCGCGACGTCTCCAAGAGTCACCGTACGAAGTCTCTGCCCGTTTTAGAGCTTCTAAATCGTTTTGGGCTACCTCTTTCATATTTTCCCACTTACTCATAAGTTTTCTCCTTCGTCCGCGTTATTAATAATAGTCTTGTCTCTTTTGCGGACCCAACCGAGACAAGCCGTTTTCCAATCAATGGCTTTTATATTTTCTATATGTTCATACGCTAATTTAAAATCTCCGTCTTTATATGAATTAAACGCTAACGTCATAGGAACAGCAATATCTTTGAGTGCTGGATTTACCCAACCGTTCATATCTAGGTCAGTGTAGTGTATGTTGAAAAACCTATCTAATTCCCAATCTAAAGTGTCAGGACTAGTAAACAAAGGAGCGTGTTCATATGCCGATGAAAATGTATCGTAAGGATTCATTATGTCTTTATAAGTGTAGACATCTATTTCGATATCTTTTACTTTATCCCAAACAGGATTTAGATACACATGAAAGCTATCACTAACTTGCCTATATGTTCCGACCTCGACACCGAGTAGAGCAGCAAGATATTCTTGTAATACTGACATATGAACTACGTTAGCACCATAAGCACCCCACAACATATCATTAGACCTATTACAAACAGTCATATTTAACTTATCTTCTCTAATCTTAAAATAGATGTTCGTATTACAAGGTACGTCTTTACCGTTTCTATTAAGGTCTTTGTTCGCATCCCACATCTGTAATACTGCCCTTCTATCTTCAGGATTTTCTTTTAACATTCTATAGACAATATCTATTTGGTCTTTATGAAAATAACTTTTCCATCTCCAACCATAGGCACCCCATAAAGTTTCTCCGTCATCTGAAAAATCTTCCATAGATTTAACAAAATAGGTCAAAGGTTTTAAATCTTTACGTCCTGCTAACATCCATAAACTTTCTATATAATGAAAGAATGGATTAGCGTCTCTTGCTTTTAGTAAACATACTCTTTCACAGGGATTACTATAAACAGTTGTTACTGGTTCTAACGCTTCGTAGGTCGTACCATTGCGGCTTTCTTGCACCCTATAAGAGGTATCGTCATTAAACAAATCAATACCTAAAAGTAGAGCGTCGTTTACATTTCTTGCTCTAATTACTTTCATAATGTTTCCTGGTGTGCTTCTACTAGTTCACCTATAAGAAAACTTATTTCGCTTTCGTTTAAGACAGGTAATTTTCTTTTTATAAACGCTATCGCCATTTCATTACTAGCGGCAACTTTTAAAAAGAAAGCTACTTCTAAAAACTGTGTGTAATAACAGTCAACATCTTCTCCGTAGTTCTCTAAAAGGTCTAGAGAATATTCATTCACTTTTCCCATACTTACTTTCTCCTTCTATTAAATCTTCTACTTCAGGAAGATTATTACTTTTATATATAGACCTTGTTCTTCCTTCGTTTTTAAATATCCTTGAATATTTATCGAACTCACAAAGTCCTCCTTCGATATCACGTAGTTCATATACTCTATCATTACGCATTGCAATATGTGCAGGTAATCTGCGTATAACTATTTGATATAATTCTTGCATTTCTGTATTCCAGTCGTGGCTACGATGTGAAAAATCAAGCGGTCTGCCTGTTAATCTATTTAGTCCTCTCATGGCTCCTGGACCTGCATTAGCCCATGTCATAATATCTTCGGCTTCATCTAATATATAAGTGTGCCTTAAATCAGTAACAACCTCGTACGCCATAAATGGACCCATATAAGGATATTGCCTAAGTAATGTCCATGCAGACTTTAAAGAACTTGTTCCTTCTTTTTTATCGTACTCTAAACGTTTAGTTATCCAATCCTTATCTTTCCAGATATTATTAATACAATCGACTACCCCTGTTACTTTATCCATACCGTTTGGCGTTTTAATAATATAAGAGCCTGTCACCCACTTAGGTTGTTTTCGTATAAGCTGTATAGCTTTATCACCCTCCCAGTTTCTATGTAAATCATTCTCTACTAACGTTCTACCTGTCGGTATAAAATTAAACCAACGAAAAATAATCGTAGCCATAATAACATCAGAACTATTGGCTAAAGGCTCTCTTATGTGTGCTCTAAACCATCTAGTTGTTCTATCATCTTCTCGAAAAACTTGGCAGAATTTAAACTCTTGCAGAATAGGGTCATCAGTCCAGGGGGAAGGGAGTTTATACTCCTCTTTTTTGACCCTAATACTTTCACGTTCAGTTTGCCAATAGCAAAAACGGTCTAGTTCTTCTGCAAGAAACTCAGTCATTACTTCTTCCTTAACACCCAAGAACAGTTATTCGCAACTTCAGGATAGAATGTTGCTGCAACAACTCTTAAGAACTGTCTACCATATCTGCTTTGTAGTTGCTTATATTGTTCAGGAGTCCAACCTGTTTTAGAATCTTCTTTCATAGCTTTCTTTAAGTTAGGTAGTTGTATAAACGTTCCTGTTACGTCTAGTATTTCGAAGTTCCTTTCTAATTCTTCTTTTAGTTCTTGGAAACCCCACTCGTATACGTGGTCTTCAGGAAGCTTGTCGTTAGAACCGTCGTGGTTAGGCGTAGAGACAAAAGCTAATGCATTTGGTCGCATAACCCTAGCCGCATCGTCTAGCCATGCAGGGATAAACTCTCTACCCATATGTTCAATAACTTCGGTAGTCCAGAAAAAATCAATACTTTCATCCTCTAGCTTAAATACAGGGTCTACTGTTAAGTCTTGTATTCTTATCTCTCCGTTAAAGTTTTGAAACCATGTAGAGTCTTTTAACGGATTACCCGCGTTAGACCAAAAAGGATTTTCTAACTCGCACATAGGGTCTATATCGTAGCCATAATATGATTTAATTACATCAGACTTTTTAATAACATAAGCTTTATATAAGTTTCTAAGAGTCCAACACTCTCCACAACCTACTTCAAACGTATCTAAGGGTCTGCCTAATCGTTTAGCTTCTTCTATACACATAGAAGCTATATTATCGAAACGGCTCATATGAGCTATCTCATCAGGTCGCCAGTTAGCCAGTACACCCGCACTAGCAATATCCATTCTTGTGTTTTTACTATCGTTTTCATTGACGAGTAGTTTCTTTCTTATTGATGACATTTTATTTTACCTCCACCAACTTGGTTTATTTCTACCCTTCTCCCACTTAGCGTAATGTTTTTCGTTTATCACGTAATTACGATAAGCCAAAGTAGAGTCCTCGTTTTTGTATTCATCAGGCATAGCCTGTGCTACATCGGTCATAAGACCTCTAGTAATGTTTTTAGGCATTACGTATAAAGCATCAGCTAGTTTTGTAAGACTAGCATGAGTACGCTTGTAGCGGTAAGTATATTCATTACCTAACGCTAAAAAATGTTTGTAGAGCCACCAATAATTACCACTACACTCCCTAGCCCATATTGTACAAGGATGGTTCATGTAAGCTTTTTTATATAAGCCAACTTCATCTGCATAGTCGTCTCCATCTAATATGCGGTGAGCGGTGCATAACATCTGTGCAGTCTCTAAAGGCATCTTAACTAACATCTTGTCAGGTTGTGCTTTAGCAGAAGTCACAGGGTCTTCACTAAAATAAAATATGTTCATAATTTTCTCCTTTCTTTAAACATAAATAATTAAAAATTATACCTTTTATACTTTACTTTTATATGCAAAGTAAAGAACTTTTATATCTGATAGCAGCGGGGCGATTTTGGTTCTATCAGATACAAGTTTTCTTTTGTTCTCGTTACTCCAACATAGAATACTCTATTTTCATCGTCAGGGTTTTGTTGATAGTTTTTATATACTCTTGTTGTTATATCTGTTAACAGTACAACGTTTGTAGCTTCTCCTCCCTTGGCGGCATGTATAGTCGATAAACGTATTCTAGGTTGTTTGGTTATTTTTTCTCCTCTACGCAACATGGCTCTTATATAACTTACTTCGCTAGGACTCAGTAGAGTAAAAACATCGTACCAGTTGCCTTCAGGTAAATCAGGGAAATGACTTTTGAGGTCTTCGTATTGCATTACTAAATCAGAGTCTAACATATCTAGTTTTTTATGTTTATCTACCTTAACGAACTTTAATATATTTGCACACTCATTTAAGCTAACAGCTTCTCCTTTTCGTAACCTTTCCCAATATATCACGGCTCGTACTTTAGCTTCTGATATACTAGGTCTGCCTTTAACTTCAAAAAACCATCCTTCGTTTCTACAGTATTCATCGACCTCGTTTAAAAGATAATTTGTTCTAGCCAATACTAACCAATCCCCTTTTTCCATATTGACTAATTCTATTGTAGGCTCCCAACGAACAATACCCTCATCTTTCCTAGGAGTCCATTCTTTGTGTATTCTAGAACGAACTTGACCTATACAACGACTAGCTACTTCATGAACAGACGATGGTACGCGGTACGATTGTTTTAATACCATTGCGTTTTTAGAGTTGTTTATAAGATAATCAACATCCGCACCTGCCCATTTATAAATAGCTTGGTCATCATCTCCTGCTACATATATCTTTTTAGCTTTTTCTGCAACCTTGCGAACCACAGCCCACTGTAAAGGAGACAAGTCTTGAGCTTCATCTACAAACATAACATCTAACGATGGCACATCTCCTTCGTGTAAAAACTTATGTAGCATGTCTGTATAATCAACTAACAGCCTGTCCTCTTTAAATAATTGAAGCCCTCTAGCAAACCTTTCTAATTCAAACCACCCTACTGCGTCTTCTACTTCATGCCACTGCTGCTCTAATGGTATATTACGCATACGAGCAAGATTTTCTATAAAGGCTAAACGGTCATCATGAGTCATACCGAACAAATGACCGTCGTCCGTGGTCGTTCTACCAGTAAGTCGTAAGTTTAATTTTTCATTTAAATCTTTTATATCTGTATTACTTACAACACTTTCCCTAGTTAATCCTAGTTGTCTAAAAGCTAGAGAATGTAATGTTCTAAAGAAAGGTAAATCTCTATCACTTATACTAAACTTAGCCATAGCCCTTTGTTTACCTTCGGTTACTGCTTTTTTAGTAAATGTAAAAAACCCTATGCTTTCAGGCTGTGTTCCGTTTTGTAGTTCGTCTTCTATAAGACCAAGCAACGTACTCGTTTTTCCTGTTCCTGGTGGTCCAAGAATAACTTGTGTGTGGCTTGGTAGGGTCATAGACCACTCCTGAAAGTTAAATTGATTCTTTCTCCTGCTGACTCTAAACTAGGTACAGCATGAGTAGAAGTCATTTGGTTACGACCATCAAATATCAGTACGTCTCCGTGTTCTAATATGTAATGTTTTTCATCTATCACAAAGTTTTCTATTTTTGTTTCTATTTCACTAGTATTGGTGTGTTTCTTTACTTCATTCTGGTATGTTCTTTGTACAAATACTCTTGGTGCACCTAAAGATATAGAGACAACTATGTCGTCTAGTGTCGGTACTGTGTCCGAGTGGTGTGGTATACCTTTGCCATCGATACCGTAATAACCACATAGACAAAACGTAAACTGTTTATCTACTTCTAGTTCTTCCCATACCAATCTTTCCGCCTGTTGTTTTATATCGTACATAGCTTTAGTCCATGGCGTTGGTTCATAAAGTTTTCCTGCGTAGTTGAAAGAAGAACTGCCGAAGCCTTTTGTTTTTCTTCCTTTTACCATAGAGCCATTGAACTCTCTTTCTCTAGGCTCGTCCCATTGGTTGTACTCGATTCCAGGATTAGCGTTTTTAAAATGTTTTTTAATATAAACTATCATAATAAATTATCGTTAAATTCAGGCAAGTCATGAGGCTCGTCCTGTGCTTTAAACTCCTCTATAAACCAAACGTTTACACCTTTGCCTTTAATGTTAAAAAAGTATGGCTCTCCATGAAGCTGTTTTAACTTAGAAGTTAGCTTGTTTCTTTGATATTCTTTGAAATTATTCCTATGTAAATAATCCATTAAATCCATAAGCCTAAAATATGTTTTACCGTTATTAGTCCATGGCTTATGCAACAACAGTTCATCACGTTCTCTAGCGGGTCTTTCTGTACAGAAAGCTTCTAAAAGTTCCATAAAATAACCTTCTGTAGAACTTTCTTTAGGAACCTCTACTATTGTTATAGCGTCTAATAACTGCTGTATAATCTGATTCCAGACGTTTTCTTTTACCTTAGGTGGTATCTTGTTAAGAGCGTCCATACACTTACGTTGAAATCTGTTTTGATTTAACAAGTCGTCTGTTTCTAACTCTAGTCTACCGCCTTCAACATCTAAAAACCATATAGGTGGGTCGCTATCCTGTTTTGTAAGGTTACTGAATAAAGGTGTGCCACCGTTGGCACCTATACCAAACTTACGAGTTCTACATAAAGGACTATTACAATGGCTCGCTATAGGTTGGTCATTACATTTATAAAAGTAGTCTTTTCTTTGTAGCTGTTTAGCAACGGTTAATACTTCTTGTGCACCTAATGGAGGTTGCATGAACTTTATATTAACATCTTCTAATCTGCGTTCCCAATCATCAGGAAACTTCTTCCTTAGGAAAACTCCTACATTAAACAGTCCTGAGTTACGTGAGCCTTTAGGAAAGCCTTGTACTACTAAGTGTTGTATACACGGAGGTGCTTGGTCTAACCAGTCCATTGTTTCATTTAAAGGACTAGCTTCTAGTTTTTCTAATTCATTGGGTGTTAGTTCTATTTCTTTAGCATAGTTTAAAAATTCTTCAGGAGTCATTGCTGCTCCTTTTTTATCATAAGCGTATCTAGTGGAGTTTTCTCCACCAAAGTAAGGCATATTTAATGTACTGCCTCTATCTCCTCTATCTAATAATAGTTTTGTTTGTTTAGGAAAAATCTCTACTTGACCATAACCGATAGCTGCTGCAATCTGTCTAAGTTTTCTTTGAAGCATGGAAGCCGATACTGGCTCGGTCAAAAAGATATAAATATGTGCTCCACCACTTTTACTACGGCAAAGGACTAATGGTAATTCTTGCTTCGCTATTTTAATTGCTAAATCTTTTAAATCTAGCTGATACTCGTCAACGTCTATGGCTCCCCAGACACACTTATTGTGTTCATCTATCGCTACAATACCTACGCTTTGATGACCAGACAAGTGGTCTTCCCATAACTTTAATAAATCACTATCTGATAGTTCTTTAGAAATAGTAATGTTTTTACCACTTGCCTTTCCATCTTCCCTAGTTTCATTGTTAGCTGTAAAAGTTCCATACGCTTGACGTAGTCCTGCATAGCGTACAGCAAACTCTTTTGCTAACGACATACAATATCTCCTTAGATAGTGTCGTTAACAATATCGTTCTGCTGTTCTTGTTTTACTGCAACATCTCCAGATTTAGCAGCACCCATAAAGTCTTTAGCCATCATAGCCACAGACATATCGGTCGCACCTTCCTGGTTGATACTATAAGCGTTCCAACTACCTTTATCATTTGACTGCGTAGTTGTGGTTAGTCTATAGGTATAAGCAAACATAGGAGCTTCTACTGATTCACCTTTTGAGTTCTGTACTCTAGCCATTCTTAACATGGTTAGCCACTTCCTAGATACTCCTAGTTGAGTAGACGTAAATGCAAGAACTGCTTGTTGAGGAGCTTTTCCCTCAGGAACTACTAGAACAAAAAACTGAGCTGTTTCTACAATTTCATTACCTTCAGGTGTGTAGTATCTTCTAGACTCAGGGTCTCTTGTACACTTAGAAAGTATAGAAATATCGTGGTTAGCGTTTACTAAACCACCGCCTTTTTCTCTAGGAATCCATTCTATATACTTTTTGTTATAAGCACATGGAACAATAGATACTCCTGCTTCTCCATCGTAAGCTTCACCTGTAACAGTGTTGTACAAGTCTCCTGCACTAGCACCCGCTACGTAGCTTCCGTGTTGTTTTTGTAGTTGTGGTGACATAGGTTGTAGAACTCTAATAAACGGAATCGCAAAATCATCCGTTGTAGTTTCCTCTAACCCAGTACCGCCTGATAGTAACGAATCATCAAACGTACTAACTGCTGTAGTCTTAGCTTCAGCTATTTCATTTTTATTATCTGCCATAATATTAATCCTTTTTAATAGTAGCTTTAGTACCTATATAGATACCAAATGGCTCGGTTGGTATATCGTTCCCCGTTGTAATCTGCTCTTTTACAAAAGCTTTTAATGTACTAGGGTGAACACTCTGACGTACCTCTGGTGATAAACCTCTGGACTGTAGAGCTGAAACAGTTTGGTCAACTACTTCAGTTTCTTCACGACCGAACTTTAATAGAACTTCGTTCTTTATAAGTCCTTCGTGTCCATTGGTTACTAGCCATTCATACGCTTTTTCTTGGTTTGCCTTCGATATGTGAGCATTATAAAACTCATTAATAGCAATCTTTTCGCCACTACTAAGTGTTATTTGTGTAAGCCCTGCCTGTTGCATAGCATCAGGTAGTTCTTGCTCCGAAGTCAAACGAAGTTCTTCTTTTTTAGCTTTTAAATCAGCCTCTAACTCTGATACTTCAGTAGCTAGTTTTAACTGTTTATTGGCTAAATCAGAAACTATAGTGAGTTCTCCATCGGTTACATTATTTGTCCATTCCTGAACATCATCCGTACCGACTAAGTCCTCAAAGGTTGGTTTTTCATTCATCTATTTCTCCTTTCTGGTGTAGGTCAATATCAACGGGATAGTACATACCTTCCTGCCTATCCCACTTTAATATACTATACCTACCTCGATTATAAAATGCAGCGATAGAACACGCTACTCCTATGGCGGCAGGGTCGCCTATTAGTAATAAGTAATCTCCTTCTTTGTAATCTTGTAAGAGACTTTTCATCCTACGGACTGAAGGAGACGCACTTAACATAATTTGTGTGTTAGAAGGTAATAGAACTTCAAAATCACCATACTGCCTAGCAGAGGCGATATTTCGTCCTTGAACTTCTTGTACAACATATACTGTCACTTTTTTCTCCTTTCTTATTTCTAGTTACGTTTTAAATAATATATACGAATAAAGGCAAAGTAAAGTTATTACCGATATGTCTTTTTAAAATTAAAAATTTTTTGTGAAAAAATATTTTAAGAACTACTAATATAACTAATATACTAATACTGACTATAGTAAAACACAATGTTTTAGAGGGTAAACCAATATTAGATTTAAAGATGTCAGTATTAAAAACTCAATGAATCTATTAGAGGGCATGAGAAAGTATTACGTTGTACTTTTAATTCTACTAGTTTGTAATATATAATCTCAATTAGAAATTAGAAAGGTTAATATGAAATATAAGTTTAAAACGAAGCCGTATGAACATCAACTTCTGGCGTTAAATAAATCATGGAACAAGCGTGAGTATGCTTATTTTATGGAAATGGGTACTGGTAAATCTAAAGTTCTTATAGATAATATATCTATCCTTTATGATAAAGGAGGTATCAACGGTGCTATAATCATAGCCCCCAAGGGCGTGTATAGGAACTGGTCAGAAAAAGAAATACCTGCTCATATGCCAGACCATATAGAAAAGCATATAGGTGTATGGAATCCAGCACCAACAATAAAACAAAAAAGAGAACTAACTAAATTATTTGAAGTTACGCATGATTTAAAAATATTAGTAATAAACGTAGAAGCGTTTAGTACCAAAAAAGGTGTAGCGTTTGTAGAAAAATTTATCTTAGCTCATAATGCACTAATCGCGGTTGATGAATCAACAACTATAAAAAACCCTAAAGCACAAAGAACTAAGAATTTATTAAAACTAGCCATCAATACTAAATACAGAAGAATACTTACAGGTTTCCCTGTCACCCAATCACCCCTAGATTTATATAGTCAAAGCACTTTCCTATCCCCACAACTATTAGGTTATACATCTTTTTATTCGTTTCAAAACAGATACGCTAAATTAATTAATCGTAAAATGGGAACTAGGTCTTTTAGACAAGTAGTCGGCTATCAAAATTTAGAAGAACTTACATCTAATGTAAATGAGTTCTCATACAGGGTGCTAAAGAAAGAATGTTTAGACCTCCCCGATAAAGTGTATCAGCGTAGGGAAGTAGAACTAACCCCTGAACAAAAGAAAGTCTATAAACAACTTACTGATTATGCTATAGCAGAACTGGACTCACATGAAATAGTTAGTGTAACTTCTGTTCTTACTCAAATATTGAGACTACACCAAGTAGTATGTGGTTTTGTTAGACATGATAACGGAGAAGAAGTAGAAGTAAAAAGTAATCGGTTAGACGAACTTGTAGATGTTTTACAAGAAGTACAAGGCAAAACTATTATATGGGCTAACTATCAATACGATATAAAAAGAATATTAAAGAAACTTCATGATATAGCAGGAGTAGATAGCGTAGCTACATACTACGGAGAAACACCTGACGAAGAACGACAAGAAATAATTAAAAGGTTTCAAGACCCTACTTCAGATTTACAGTATTTAATCAGTAATACTCAAACAGGTGGTTATGGTATTACCCTAACAGAAGCGAATACTGTTATTTATTATAGTAATAACTATGACCTTGAAAAACGTTTACAATCCGAAGACCGTGCACACCGTATAGGGCAAACCAACAAAGTAACTTATATCGATTTAGTTGCTAAAGGCACGGTTGATGAAAAAATTGTAAAAGCTTTACGAAATAAACTCGACCTAGCACAAGAAGTGCTAGGTGATGAAAAGTGGAAAGACTGGATAGGTTAAGACATTCTATAGTTCATAAGGTCGGACATAGCGTCTGCCTTAGAAACTTGTTGAGGCTGACTCATTTGATTCATAGCTTTTGCCATAGCTTGTTCTTGAACAGCAGGTTTTTGTAAATTTTCCATAATCATTTGTCTTAGTACATCACTATCAGACATACCACCACCGCCTTTACGATACAAAGGTCCACCCATGTTCATAAAGCCCATGTTATTTCTAACTTCTTGTGGAAGCTTAGATAAACCTTTATTATCTTCAGGAACTGGTTTTAATGCACCACCGCCTTCACGGTATAATGGTCCACCCATTTTCTTATAATGAACTTCACCACCATGCATCATCATCTGAGGCTCTTGTTGTTCGGTACTAGCGATTAATAAAGCTTTTGCATTATCTAATACAGCAACTGCTGCACCTATATCTCCTTGTGTTCTACCTACAACGGCTTGTGCTAATGCGGCTGAATCTTGTTCTACATTCATCGCAGGTTCTTCCATAGGGGGTTCTTGACCTTGCATAGCCATTTCTCCCACCCCTGGTTCAGGCATAGGAGGTTGTCCGCCGCCCCTAGGAGGCATAGGAGGCATAGGAGGCTGTCCACCACCCATTCCACCCGCCATCATAGACGGAGGTGCCATTTGTGTTATTCCTGTTAATTTTTCATTTGGGTCCATAATTATCTCCTTGGTCGGAATCCGCTTTGGAATACCTGTGTTGTTAGTGTATCACCTTGTCCGTTCATCGGCAACATAGAAATACCTCCACCACCTTTTAATCTGCGAATATCTTCTGGGGGCGGTAATCTTAGTTCATCGTCTAGATAGACTCTTCCACCACCACCTATTCCTCCAATCGAAGGTGGTTTAGGAGGTACTTTTCTTGGTGGGTCTATTGGTTTAACAGGAGGACCTCCTATAGGACGTTCAAATCCAGGAGCTTGACCAAAATCCCTAGGACTTATTGCTTTCCTTAATGGTGTTGCTCCGCTCTCTGTTGAGTACGGTGTATAAGGATTACTGATTGGTTGACCTGTGTACGGATTTATAGGACCTGTTGGTTTGTTGTCCACGGGAGGTGGTGGAGTAATTGGGTCGTTCGGAGGGGTGATTGGTGGAAGAAACGGCGGCAATCCTCCTCCATCGTCTGGTGGAAAACCAATACCATCAAAAAATCCAGGAGGGAAATTTATAGGAGGAAACATTCCTTGTCCTGGACCAAAAATACCTTCATATGGATTACCTCCTCCAGGAATATCTGTTGGAGGAGTCATAGGAGGTAAGTCTCCAGGAACCCCAGGAATAGGAAAATCAAAATCTTCAAACAATCCAGGCAAATCACCGATAATATCATTATAGATACTTTCTCTTAACTCATCTTCGTTGAACGCAGGTGGTTGAGGTGGTTGTGGAGGTTGAGGAATATTACCCATAATATCTTCAAATAAATTATCTCTAAATGCGTCTTCATCAAACACAGGAGGAGGTTTTGGAATATTAATACTTCCTGTTATATCATCAAATAGTTGGTCTCTGAATAAATCTTGGTCGAAATCAAAACTAGGTATGTCTTCTATTCTGGCAAATCCTGATAAATCTGGTTGCTCAAACTCAGGAATATCTACACCCTCTCTGGCTATAGAAAGAAAATCATCTCTGTAATCATCTATATTAAATGAAGGTAAGTCTCCAGCAGTTAAGAACTGACTCGTATCTATTGAAGGAATATCTCCAGCAGTTAAGAACTGACTCGTATCTATTGAAGGAATATCTCCAGCAGTTAAGAAC